TATTGGTTTCCATAGTTTGCTATTTATTTTACTGTCAGTAAATATATAAAATTCCCATTCTGGATTATCAAAATGTTCTTCTATTATGTTATCGTATTCCCCAATGTTTACGCTTACTACCACTTTCCTATTACTTGAAACTGGTTTTGCCCCTTTTATTCTTTTAATTTTCCCTAAAGTGACATCGTTTTTTATATAAAGATTGGGATCGTTTCTTCTTTCTTTTAAAATCTCCCTATTCTTATCCCTTGCTTTATATACATCTATTCCCATCTCCAGTGATGTCTTTGCGCCAAAATGATGGACATATGAAGCTGTACACCATATCGATTTAAACCCCGATTTTCTTAACCGCCATACAAAATCAATATCTTCGTGCATTGCAAAACCATAGCGTTTATAATCAAATACCCCAATTTTTTCAAAAACTAGTTTTTTAACAATAAAGCAGAATCCTATCAGGGGCGTTTCTATATAATCTTCCTTGAGATTTTTTGCAAGTTCATTTATTTTATTTTCATCTTCTATGGCCTGCCTGCCTCTTGTAATCTGCATACTCTGAGCGGTTTTTGTCCTGCACGACGTTGGCCCTACTATCCCGACGTCTTTAGAATATTTAAATCCCTTCATCATGAGTTCAAGCCACAATCTGAATTTATAAAACAAATATAATCATATTTTGCAACCTTTATGCCCTGGTTCCAGCCATAAGATACACCTTTATTTTCTTTATTTGTTATCAATGTAAAGTCTAAATAATCAAGTCCGGCCAGATATTTTTTAGTTTGCTTATTCGACCCATTATCTATAATTATTAACTCAAATCTATTTGTATATTTATTAATGCTTTCGATACATTTTTTGACATATTTAAGTGCGTCTTTTACCAGTATTACAATTGATACTTCGGGGTGTTTGATGTTTATACCGGATATACCTTCATTATCCCCATTAAGCCATCCCGCATCACCTCTTGAAACACAACGCCTTGCAAATTCTATTGTTGCAAGATAAACTTCCCCAGGTAGATAAACCTTATCATTATCTTTAAATCTTCTTAATACTTTTATCTTTGCCTTCATCAAATCTTTTCTATATATTTATTAATTGCTTTTTGTATTCTTTTAACCTCGGAATTACTTAATTCTTCCGGTCTGTCTTCTAAAAACCTGCTATAAGTTTCTTCGAAATCATCACTACCTATTGTCTTTATATTTTCCGAGATATCATCAATATATCTTTCAGTGAAATCATTTGAATATTCATCTGCAAATATAGTTATATCCCGCTCTTCTAAATCAGCTCCAAGTGCTTCTGTAAACGCATATACCGGCGGCTTAATCTGGCTGAGTACGAACTTTTCATGTTTTGAGAAGAAATCTTTGAGACTATTTTTAAGCTTTTCTGAATCTTTATTTTCTAAATAACTTTTAGACATCTTAAACAGGTCAGTTTTTTCACGTTTTGTTATCCTTATTAAAGCATTTAGAAATAACGGACTATAGGCTTTGCCAAGTTTTTCGACAAGTTCCGGAGTTAAACCCCTGATTTCTGTCTCAAGGACTCGCCCATCAATCGCTTCTGCTTCTTTGGGAATTATCCTGACTTCATTACCATTTATTATAAGTTCCCTTGAACCATCAGTTAGCTTCCCCACATCTTCAACAGTCTGCATATTAAGCTGTATAAAATGTTTATCTCCTCCACTATATGGATTCATATTCTCAAGTTCCAAAACGTCATTAGGAGAATAAACCCCGTTCTGGATTGCCATCTTGTAGGCTTCCCATCTTGTTTTTGTATCGCCCCGGAGTAAACCATCGACTACATATTCTATAAAATATTTACCCTTTTCATCTTCGGGGAGAAGCTGCATATTGTAGGATTGCTCATCTCTTACAAGCCAGGGCCTTATACAATAAACAACAAAATTAATCCCCTGCTGTTCAATATTTGAAAACGTGGCCTTGTCCAGATTTTGGAGCAGATGTAATGGGATCCTTAATATCCTTGCTATCTCCTCTACTTGAAACCTTTTTGACTCTAAGAGCTGCGCATCGTCCGGATTAATTGAAAGCTTATCAAATTTCATGTCCTGCTCAAGTAACATCGTTCCGTGTGTTTTCCCAAGTCCCGAATAATTTTTCTTAAGCTCTTTTTTGAGCCGCTCATAGGTATCGTGTTTTAATACCTGTGGAGTTGTAAATATACCACCGGCGTTAAGACCATTTGAAAAGAACCTTGAGCTGTATTCCTCCATTGCGAGGCCGAGCCCAATTGCCTCCCTATACCAGCCGAGCGGACTTTTTCCCACAAGCCCGTCGTATGATAGGCCGTGTATATGAAGGACATTATCTTTATTTAATACTATTTCATCCCCTTCCTCCGGCATATAACGGTAAACCTTGACCCTGCCTATGCTTGTATTCACTATCTCGGGCTTAACTCTCCAGGGTACCATCGGATATATTTCTTCCACATAACGCTTGAGAGGATTTTTTTTAATCAAACTATAATGATTCCCCCACCCAAGTAAATGCACCTTTGCAGTTTCACGCCAATCGAATGATGTCATATCTTCATTGGGTTGGTCGTGCAGTAAATAATATAAAGGATGTTTTGTATCTTTTTCCTTTCCCTTATCAAGTCTTTTATATATATTCAGCGGTAGACTCGCTATCGTTTCAGCAATTATTCTTATGCCAGCATAGTAAACCGTATACTTCATAGCTGTTTCTTCATCTATGCTTATACCAGATTTACTTTCAATCCCACCCCAGAATTTCTGCGCCCAGTATGAGGGATTTCTTGGATGGAAACGAAATACTTTTTGCAGTGTTTTAAATATATTCAAAATCAATCTCCTTATATGGTTAAGATTCCCCTTTTATCGTCCCCATCAAGGGATTCTATTAGTGCAACTATTGGGTCTATCCTTTGTTTGCTTTTCCCTTTGTCTGGTTTAATGTTACCCGCAGGATCAGTTAGGATCATCACGTTATTAAAAGCCCATCTTAGTACAGGGTTACCACCATGATTTAATTTTTTATCTAAAATAAGCGTTTCAAGATATTTTGTCGGCATATTCAGGGATTGATATCCTTGACCTATTGGCGTCATTTGTTCATAACCACCAGAAATTAAATTAGTTACAAGCTGGGTTGCATTCCACCTGTCATAAGCTATTGACTGAACTTGATATAATTCTAAACATTCTTCAATCTTGGCTTGTACTACATTATAGTCAACAACATTCCCCTCTGTTACAATAATAAACCCTTCCCGTTCCCAGACATCATAATCAACATTATCTATTTTTATTTTCTCAAGCATCCGTTCTCTGGGAATAAAATTAAATGATAAGACTTTTATTTCATTTTCTTCTGGAAATGCCAAATTAAAAGATGTCAAATCTGTTGTAGCCGATAAGTCAAGCCCGCCATAACAGATTTTTCCCTTTAGGGATTCAATATCAATTTTATTAGGGCAAGCGTCCCATTTTTCTATTGGTAGCCAGCTTGTCTCCTGCGACGTCCACTGATTAAGCCTTAATCTTCTCCAATTATTTATTGCCGATGGTTTTTGTCTGGCTTCGTTAAAATCATCTCTAAATCTTTCAATATCAATAATTTTTAAATTACGGAGTATTTTTAAATCATTAGTATTTAACTTATTAATCTTATTTTTAAGTTTAATAAGTTTCTCAATAATTTCTATACCGTTTTTAACTTCTTCTTTAGAGCCCAGTGCTGGATTCACCTTATACCAATTCTTTTCATCCTGCCAATCTGCTTTCTCGTTGAGGTTATAAATCATAGCGAGAAAATGCTTATCCTTAATTATTCCTTTTATAACCTGTAAAGCATAATTGTGTATTTCCCAGCATATTGAATTTCTATCAAATCCAGCTGTAGTTATTACAAATATTAATGGCTGCTCCCTTGCTATGCCTGAACCTTCGGTAAGAACATCCCATAGTTCCCTGTTTGGCTGAGCATGAAGTTCATCAAATATTACACCATGAGTGTTAAATCCATGTTTAGTTTTTACATCACTTGATAAAACCTCATAAAAACTATTATTTTTGTGATAAACAATTCGCTTTTGTGAATCAATAATTTTAAGGATACCACTAAGATATTTCGAATTTTCAATCATTCTTTTGGCAACCCTAAAAACTATCCCTGCCTGTTTTTTATCACAAGCAGCGGAATAAACCTCTGCCCCCTGCTCATCGTCAAGAGTTAATAGATAGAGTGCTATAGCTGCGGCAAGTTCACTTTTCCCATCCTTTTTGGGAATCTCAACATAGGCTTTCCTGTAAATACGCTTTCCATTTTCATCAACATTTCCGAATAACTTTTTAATTAAAACTCTTTGCCACTTTAAAAGTATAAAGGGCTTTCCTGCCCATCTACCACTTACATGAGTAAGACACTGTATAAAATTAATAGCCTTTTTTGCATATGCTTCAACATACATAACATTTTAAACTCATTTCTTATTAAATAACTTTGCCATAGGGTCTTCATCTTCTTCGGGTACCGATATTTTCACCCTACTGGATGGGGTAAGGCCAAACTGAATCATAAAAGACTGACATAATTTTAAATATTTTTGCGCCATTGCCACCTGTGGCACTTGCCCCATATAACCCTTATCGGTTACAAAGACTGTATCATTTTCAGATAGATATTTTTCAGCTTCAATATAACGGGCCCACGACTGGCAATAACCTATTAGAGCGGCAATATCAACAACCGTAAGCAGGCCAAGCCTTTCAAGTTCGGGTACTATTCTAAACCATTCCTTTTTAGCTTCGTCTTCTAACCAGTCAGGACATTCAGGTTTTGCTTTTTTGGGTTTGGGTTCATTTAGATTTAATGGACGTTTGCCCGGATTCCCTTCGAGAATCTTTAATGCTGTAGGTTTCGCTGGATTCATTTTCTATATCCTTTAAAAACTTAATTTTTTTATTTACTACTTTCTTATCAAGTGGAATTATAATAAC